CGTATGTCCAGTAATACGGGATCAGCGGGTCGTAGTAAACAGGCTGTATAAGATCGATTTGAGGCATGACTTATTTAGACTTACACAAACGATAAACGCCAATTCCAGGTAATTTGCATTTGCGGTGTCTTCGACAAATCCGGGAACGTGGTCATACTGAAAAAGTCACCCGTATTCATTTGCAGAGCCATCTCGCTGAGAACAAAGCCGTTGGCGTCCTCAAAACCAAGCACTGAAGTGAATAAAGCCTGAGTGGGCATCAATGGGTCCACCTGGGCAATGACCGGCTTGTTCGCCCTGGTCATACCGAACAGCCCGGTTCTGCCGGCGTCCACGAACTGAGGTACGCCGCCAACAGTGCCACCGTCGCCAAACAACATCCTGGTGATAAAATAGTTGAATTGACCGCCCAGTTCGTTGGCCAAGCTGCTCGCCATCGCCACCCGCCCCAAGGTCAAAACCGTATTATGAAATACTTCGGTAGTGCGTCTGCCGTCAGCCCACTCGACAATCCTTTCGACGGTGCCGATCAAGCCTTGTTTTTCGTTCATTGTATTTCTCCATCTGCTACAGAACCGTCTAGGTAATCGATGTGGAAGCTCACAGCTTCCTTCTGTGTAAGCTCGTCCATCTTCTCCCCTCCAGGCTTCTGCATGTTCAACCTGTTCATCCAAAACATCGATGCGTTTTGTATCTCGTTTGTAATGAACTCATACCCGCTTCTATCCAACTGAGTGAAAACCTGGTTGTTCTCCGAATCGAAATAAGGGTTCGTCACCGAGTTGCTCACCTGGGCAATCACCTTTTCGTAATGCAAGATGCCGAAAGTGATCGGCACGCCGGCCAACGTCCAGTTCTGGTGAGGACCAACAAGAGTCATCGTGTTGCCGTCAATGCCGGCAATAGCAAAGTAACTACCGTTGATTACGACCAGATAGTTTTCCTTAAAGCTATTGTTCTCCAGCACATGCACCGGCGGGTTGGACCCGTTTTGGATGTTCAGAAGTTGTTCGTAGTTGTACGGAGTAACCAGGATCATGCCCTCGTACCCCAAAGTGCCAATCTCGTTGTCGAACAGACGCTGGTAAACGTCGATGCTGACACCTGCCACATTGCCGCCCGTATAACCGGCAATATAAAACTGCATGGGTTCGTCGTGGACGTAACCTGTAATCTGATACTGGGTTCCGTTGTATAAGACCCAATAGCCGGGCAGCAAGTAGCCTTGCAGAGTCGTGAAGTTGGCGTCGGCGATCTCAATGCGTCCCTGCGGAGTAACTTGAATTACTCCGGTTACGCTGGAAACTACGGTATTGCCGCCGCCGTCCAGAAGCTTGTAGTTGACTGCCAGGTTCGTCGAAGGCAGGCCGCCCTGGGAGTCGTCCAAAAGCAAACTGCCGTCCGGTAAGACGTTAAGGATTGGGTAACTATTGACCATAAACCCAGGGATGGCGACCTTCCAAACAGGACCGGCGTAACCGTGGTCCACGTCCCATTGCGTCTTGATTTCGTACTTAAGAAAGTGGACGTTGGGATCGGTTAGGTTGTATATGTTGTCCTGGAAGATGCTGGTTGTGCTGTTTTGATAGTAGTTGTTGGACAGACGGAACGTAAAAGCACTCTGGTTCAAGGGTTCGACGACGCCGTTGACTACGGCCGTATGGTGCGTGAGGTCGCTGACCGAGTAAACGCCCGCCTGCGGGTGCGGGGCCATGATCTCCAGGACGCTGATGGCCGGATTAACGCCGGTTTCATTCAGGTCGCAGTTCTGGGCGTACATGACGATGCGGGCGTTGTAGCCGCTGCCAAGTTCGCTCGCCACTGATGTCTGTACGTTCGCCAACATTTCTCTCGTGATAACGTCCAAAGAAAGTCCGTAGAACCTGGCACGGTTGAAAACCGTTTGACCCATGCCGCCAAGAACCACCTGCACCCCGCTCACTTGAACGAGGCTTTGGATGTCCTCAACCGGAGACTGAATGAAGTCTTCCTGGCCGCCCGCCAAATTAAGAGAGTGCAAAACCGCGTGGAACGGAGCATACTCCGTAATTACATTCTGAGCTTCGACAATGCGGTCGTTCGACAACTCGTCAATCTCTATGTCAATCGTAAACTCGCTGCCCTGACAGTAAGAACATGGATCGACAAAGTCCTTGTCAATGTCGCAAGGCAGCTTGGAATTACGCTTACTGCCGTTGTACTCATCGCTGTTGTACAGATTTTCACTATAAGGGAATTCAGTCCTGATCTTGCCGAACACCAGGAAGTTGATGAACGGGAAGCGGGTTTTTATGACCAGGTCGAAGAGCGGGTCGTCCTGCTCGATGACGCGGACGTTCCAATTCTTCAACGGATAGTCCTGTGAATTCTCGTCCCGCTGGTCGGCGAGCGGCAGCATGCGAACGTAGTTCTCCACTTGCTGCTCGAAGTAGCTGGGCACCGGAGCGTATTGATACAGCACCTTAATTCTGTCGCCCGACTGCAACCTGATGGGGGCTGGATTAGTTTCTCCCAGCCAGTTCATGACTGTTTGTCCAGGCAGACTGGTGAACGAAACGTAACTGGAGTCCAAGTCCTCATAAGAAGCCGATCCATTGCGACGGTAGGACAATTGGAAATTCAGAGGATCAATCGGCAAGGCGATGCGGGACAGGACGAATTGACTCTGAGGAGGCGTATCAATCAGGAAGTCGTCTACCCAGGTGTACAAGGAGATGACCTGCCACAACAGCGTCAGCTTTCTCAGCCTGATGCCGGCTGCCGCCATCGCGTCGGCCAGGCCCTTCAACGTCCCCTTGCTCTTGAAGTAAGGGATCGCCGTCTTCGTCTGCCGCCGCCACCGTGTAACGTCAGTAGACTTGAGCTTGAGATCAAACAGATTGGACAAGAGAGGAAGTACGGATTCCGTAACGACGTTGGCGTCGATCAGGTCGATGAGTTGGTTTGCCAGGTCTTCGATTAAGGTGAAGCCGTTGGATAAGGCGACGTTGAACCTCGTGAGGATGCTGGGCGTCAAATCCGCAGCCGACAAGGTCATGTTGAACATTTCCGGAGTGTATCTCTCCAGAAGCGTGATGTACTTCCCTGGGGTCGTCCTGTGGATCGGGATCGACGTGCTTATGTCGGTGTTGCCGGACAAGGCAAACCTTACATGAGCCGACAAGCTCGTGCCCGCCGGCAACGGCGTCCAAGTCCAGCAGACGTAGTAGTTTCCTTCTCGCACGCCCTCGGGCTGCCAGTCGTACAAGAAATGACCGTATTGAGTATTGCCGTTGGCGTCCTTGGTGACGTGTGTAATCAAGGCGTCCTCGACATCCGAGGACAGCCACGCCGGATACAAAGGGCTGCCTACTATCGTAACCGGGTTCGCTTGCGTGTAGTAAAAGGTATTGGTGGTTCCCGAGGTCGCTATCTGCCCCTGAGCGGTTTGTACCGCAGCCAAATTATCGGCGGTCGGATCGGCACACCAGGTCGCCACCGCATTGTTTAAGTTCTGCTGGGCCAGGTTGGAAGGGGCCTGTTCGGAAATCTCTTGAGTTCCACCGGTGGTGAAATCAGTTTGCAGATAGTAGATGGTTACTTTGTCAACCTTATAAGGGTTTGCAAAAAAACAACCATTAGCATCCGGACAAGGCAGTGGTATCACCACCTGGTCGGTAATGGAAGGATTTTGATAAATGGTTTTGATGGCCATTACGAATCCTCATAAGTAAAGTTCACAACGATTGTATCCGGACGAATAATCTCGTTGTAAGCAACCGTGATGACGCTGTTCGTGGGGGCACACACGTCTGGGTTAGAGACCACAGTGGAACTAACCCCTGGAGTATTCGACACCGTAGCAAAGGTTACGTCGTAGAAACTCACTTGCTGAACGCTCGACAAGGCTTTGGTAATGTCGGTCGAACGCAGGGCCTGACCGTATTCCCAATTGGACAAGGCAAAAAACCCATTCAACAAATTGTTGATGTTGGCACTAATCTCCGCCTCGAACTTCTTGTAAGAACGATCCAGAGTTGCATCGATGTGTATGTCCACCAAAATGACGATGCCGTCCCGCAGACACACGAAGTCCGTGAACATCTGCACTGCCTGAAGTGCAGTGGTTAGGTCGGCCTTCAAGTTGTCGTTTGCCAACATCAGGCCAGAGGTGCCGTCCAATGCCAGGATGTACAAGTCAACAATGTTCGCCGCACAACCATAGT